ATCAAAGGGACTACAATTCAAAATTTTGATCCAGACTTATCGATCAAAAAGAAAGTCCGTAAACCAGAAGAAATCATTCCAAGAGTTTTAGATGGAGGAAAGATAGTATTAAAGAAATTGATGTCTGAATTAAAAACAAAACCAATTGATGTGAATGGACGAATTAATGATGATACAATCTTACTAAGATCACTAAGATAGGAGTTTTCATGCCAAAACAAAAAGAAGGAAAAACCAAAAATAACGTTGTAGTTTTTCCTAAAGTTAAACATGATACACCTCCTCAGACAGTTGAAGAGCTTAAAAATAAAATTAGATTATCTAGAATGGAAATTGCTGACGTCTTAGCAGAAGAGATAACAAAAGAAAATGTTAGAATCATGATAGACAACGGCTATCACATCAATCATACAAAAGACATCGCATTCTTAATGACCACTATTAAATCAATTCTGTTGAGATATGATGAAATTGAATATCCTATTCAAGAAATGATAGACAAACAATTGACCTTTATCGATGAAGAAATGTTAGAAGATTAACAGCGGAGAATATAATGATTATCCTTGATTTGAATCAAGTTATGATAGCCAACATCATGGCACTTTATGGTAAGCATTTAGGTAAAACACCAATTGAACTTGATTTGTTTCGTTCAACCACTCTAAATACTATTAGATCCTTATATAAAAAGTTTGGCTCTGAGTATGGCGAACTGATTATTGCAACAGATGGAAAACGTAGCTGGAGGAAAGATGTTTTTCCACACTATAAAGCGAATCGTAAGAAAAGTCGAGAAACATCTGATATCGACTGGGGCTTAATTTTCACAAACTTAAATGCTGTCCGTGATGAATTGAAAGAAATATTTCCTTATCGTGTCATTCATCTTGATCATGCTGAAGCTGATGATATTATTGGAACTATTGTTTGTGAATTTTCAGATCGAATTCTGCCCAAAAAAGAACATATCTTGATTCTATCTGGAGATAAAGATTTCATCCAGTTACAGTCATATAATAGTTCTGTTCTGGTTAAGCAGTTTGATCCAATAAATAAGAAGTATATATCTAGTGATAATCCAAAAATGTTCATGAAAGAACATATAATGAAGGGCGATGTTGGTGATGGTATTCCCAATTTTCTATCACCAGATAATAGTTTTGTGGATTCAATTAGGCAAAGACCAGTAACTAAAAAGAATTTGGCTGAATGGGTAAAAAAGAAACCAGAAGAATTTTGCAATGAAGAAATGCTTCGTAACTATAAACGGAATGAAGTTTTGATAGATCTGTCAATGACACCACAATACATCAAAGACAAGATCATGCAAGAGTTTGAATCACAATCTGGAAAAGACAAATCAAAACTTTTCAATTACTTCATCAAGAATAAGTTAAAAGTTTTGATGGAATCTATTAATGATTTTTGAGGTTTTAGATGAATAAATGTTTATACAATATTTTGAAAGAAATATCAGAACTCGGTTCCAATAAAGAAAAAGCACAAGCACTATCAACTAATAGATATGCTGATGCGTTTAAAACTATTTTCAAATATACATATGATTCTTCCATCAAATGGCTTCTACCAGAAGGTGATCCGCCTTACAAGCCGTGTGAATTCTTGGACATTGAAGGAAGATTTCTATCCGAACTAAGAAAACTGTATTTGTTTGTTGAGGGAGGAAATCCTAACTTAACAAATTTAAGACGAGAAACTTTGTTTATTCAGCTATTAGAATCAATAGATCCAAGTGATGCTAAACTACTTTTGGCAATCAAAGATAAAAAAAGTGCATTTAGCGGAATAAATAAAACTATAGTTCGTCAAGCTTTCCCTGATTTGGAAATTTGAAGAGGAAACAATGAGTAAGTCGTATAAAGAGCAGCGTCAAAATAAAGAATATGATTTTCTAGATAAGAAGCCAAGGCATGCTCAGAAAATCAACAAGAATCGTACAGAAAAGTTTATTCATAATGCTTTGAGATCTAAAAATCTTTTGGATCTTATTAAGTATTCTGAGGAAGAATAACATGCCAACATATTCTTTTCAACACAAAGAAACTCAGGAGGTATTCGACATATTCTTTAAATCAATAGCATTAAAAGATGAATACCTTGAGCAAAATCCAGATGTTCAACAAATACATACCAGTTCTATTGGAGTGGTAGATCCGATAAGAATTGGATTAAGGAAACCGGACGATGCTTTTAGAGACAAACTCAAAGATATTAAACGGGCACACAGACGAAGCACAATTAATACGTTTTGAGAGAAAATTAAATAAAAAAAGAAACAAACAACAAATAAAACAAGAAGAGATTCAAAGAAACCATTTACATCTTAAAAGAATAAATCCGCTTACTGACAATCAAAGAAAAGCATTTAAATCATGGAATTCTGGTTATAATTTGCTGCTTCATGGATTAGCAGGAACTGGAAAATCTTACATCTCATTGTATTTGGCTCTTAGAGAAATACTCGAAAATGACGGTCGTTATAAGAGCATAGTCATTGTTAGAAGTGCAGTCCCCACTAGAGACATTGGATTCTTACCGGGATCCATAAAAGACAAAACAAAAGTTTATGAAATGCCTTATCAAACTATCTGCACAGATTTGTTTGGAAGAGGCGATGCATATGAGCTACTTAAAACTAAACGAATAATTGACTTCACTACTACTTCATTTATTCGTGGTAATACATTCTATGATACTATAGTCATTGTCGACGAAGTTAATAACATGAGTTTTCATGAACTGGACTCTGTTATTACGCGTCTCGGAGACAATTGCAGAATGATGATGTGCGGTGACTATAGACAATCAGACTTAGGTTATAATGAAAAGAATGGACTCTTATCTTTCATCAGTATCCTTGATGATATGAAAGGATTCTCACATGTTGAATTTGAAATTGAAGACATAGTAAGATCAGGCTTAGTGAAGGAATATATCATTGCAAAACATAAGCGCGGCATTACGTAATAAATTTTTCCAGCGAGAGGAAATGGAATTCCTTGAGCTGGAATCTTTTATAGAAAACGACAAAAGATTTTATCTTACTCCTACTGGAGAAAAATACCCATCGGTGACGACTGTACTTGGAAGCGCGTCTGATAAAAGATGGTTATATGAGTGGAGAAAAAAAGTAGGAGAAGAAAAAGCCAATAAGATATCAAATCATGCAGCTACTCGCGGTACAAGACTTCATAGCATGTGTGAAAAATACATGTTGAATGATGAATCATTTGCTGAGAAGCAAATGCCTCTAACAATAGAGATGTTTAAATCTATACAAAAATATATAGATATGGTTGATTTGGTATATGGAAATGAGATACCGCTTTATTCGCATGATCTGAAAACGGCAGGAAGAACTGATTTGTTTTGTCAAGTAGGTGGGAAAAACGCCATACTCGATTTCAAAACATCCAGTCGCCAAAAAGATGAAGAAGATATTGAAAGTTATTTTCTTCAAGCAACGACTTATTGCATGATGATCGAAGAGCTCAAACAAATTGAAGTTCCAAAGATCATAATTTTAATTGCAGTTGAGGGAGATCGACCTCAATATTTTATAAAATCTACATCATCATATAGAGATAAAGTAAGAAAGATATTTAAAACTTATCAAGGGTAGAATACTCATGAACATTAAAGTTTACAAGTGTTCAGATGAGGAATTAAAAAATGAAATACGAGATTTATCAACTCGTGCTCTTGAATTTATGTTTAAAAAAAGAAAAAAAATACTTAATAAAGTCTATATTAGTATAAAGATAGATAATGAAGAAACTGGTAAAGAAAAAGCTTACGGTTTATGTTCTTGGACAGATCAGATGCATAAACCAAAACGATTCAGTATTGTTCTGAATGATAAAGTTTCAAAGAAAACATTTAAGCAAACACTACTTCATGAGCTAGTTCATGTCAAACAATACTTATTGAATGAACTTAAGGATTGCCAAAACGGTAGTATCAAGTGGAAAAAGAAAGAATATGAAGATACTCAAACATATTATGAATACATTAATTTGCCATGGGAAAAACAAGCCACTGCGATAAGTCAGAAGCTATATCAAAAATTGTGTACATAAATAGATAACTTGTTTATTATTACTAAATGCTGGTGTAGCTCAGTTGGTAGAGCAGTTGATTTGTAATCATCAGGTCGGGGGTTCGAATCCCTCCTCCAGCACCATTTATAAATAAGATAAGTTTATGATACAATTGAATCCTCCATTGCCCATAATCACACCAAAAGGAAAAGGCTGGGCACATTTTTTAATAGATCGTTCTCAGGAACATCATCTAGAATGGGTTGTCTTCATCGATCAAACGGGAGAATGTTGGACTTTCAGGAATCCTGAAATACGGATTCAAGAAAACTATAGCATGGGAAGACAAAAACATCAATAGGACATAGTCCTCTCCCTTAAATAAGGAGATCAAAATGTTTAAAACAATACTAATTGGGATCATTTTGTGTATCCCTTCTATAGCACACAATCAAACGTTAATTCATTATAATGATCGTTACTTTATTTCAAAACAAGTAATGTTAATAGAAAAAGTAGGCTACAGACCATATAACAAAGTGATCAATCAAAAACAATTAAAGTGTTTAACCGATAACGTATACTTTGAAGCTGGTAACGACACAGAAAGCGCAAAAATAGCAGTTGCACTAGTCACGTTGAATCGGTTAAAGCACGAATATTTCCCTGATACTATTTGTGATGTAGTTTATCAAAGAACAAAATGGAAATGTCAATTCACTTGGGTGTGTAAAGGTCTGAGAAGAGTCTATTACAGAAATACTTATAATGAAAGCAAGAAAATAGCTGAATATGTAATCATGAATTATGATCATATTGAGGATAACACGAAAGGAGCTACATTTTTTCACCATAGACGTATCCATAACCCCTTTATAAGAATCGGTGCTCGAAGAACTGCTTCTATAGGAAAACATATTTTTTACAAACTATGAAAAAAATTAAAATCAATTCAGTAAAATCAGTTCAAGACTTCATCAAAGAAATTGATGCGTTGGTGAATGATTTTCAACTCGATTACATAGATGCAGTTGTTTATTATT